CCATTGGGCGTCCATCGTTGCTTGTGATGGTTTTGGTGATGGGTCTAGCCATTCAATGCCGTCGTACTCTGTGCCGTAAATCGCCCACAAATAGCCCATGTAATTGGTAACTAAAACGGTTTCGTAATTTGTTGGGCCGGTCACGCTAATACTTCCATCAAAATCATATTGCTTACTGAACTGTCACGCTGAGCAAAAACCGCGGTACTCGCAGAGTTTGTGCGTATTCCCAATGTGTAAACCTGTGCCGATGTCGTATTTGGGCTGTCTAGTTTTGTTATTGATTGCGAAACCGAAGAGTTTCCACCCGTATAAAAATTAAAAGAACCTATGTTTGTTCCTGCAACAGTTCCCCTAAACAACGCGGTAATGTTTCCGCTAAACACGCTTCCATCTTGGCCTAATGAAGCACCGACAATAATTAACACTTTGCTAGTCGTGGCAATAGGGGTAATAGTTGCCGTTAAGTTTGTAGTTACAAACGAAGTGCTAGTAGTTGTAACTGTTGTAGTAGTAGTTCCCTCAATGACTTGGCCAATTTTTCCGCCCAAAGTTAGCCAAGCCGACCCGTTATAAAACTGGGTTTGATTGGTTGCCTCAATAAACGCGTATTGGCCCTGTGCTAAAACTTTTTCGCCTGTGCCACCGAAAGCGGCATCACGCGTTGTAGTTGTAGCAAAAACGGGAATACCCGTATTTACTTGCGTCATCTCGGCAGCTGTAAGAATTTCGCCAGCGACAAAAGCCGGTACCGCGGTTTGTGCATTTAATCCCATAGTGCCCCTATCCTAAAACATTTTCGGCGTCAAGTACGCCATATAACGGGTCATCTAATATTAGTTCGTAAACAATTGTAGTGGGGCTTGTAAACAGCGCTACACGGTGCCCGTTTAACGTTATGGTATGTTCTATGCCCTCTACGCTTAGTTCTTGGGCAAGGGTCATAGTGGTATTGCCGGTTATAAATTGCTTTTCTATGCTTATTGTGTCGTTAATGTCAATAATGGCTACGGTGTCACGTTGGGCGTCAGTAAGGGCACCAAACACCGTTTCTACGCTGTTATAGCGGGCTTCCGGGTATGGGTCTAAAAGGTAGGTTGCCGCTGCCGCTAGCTCGCTGTTGTCTAGCAAGCTATTGGTAATGCTGTTGGTTTGAATAAAAAACGCGGCTTGGCTAGCCAAATCTTCGGCGGTTGCTATGGCGTCGTTAAGGTTTTCTATAAGTACACGGTTTTTTACTTGGTCAGCCTCAAAGGTAATACCTAGGCCGTCGTAAGGTATTGCGGTTCCGTCGTCGTGAAAGTCTGCGACGCTACCGGAAAGGGTTGTACCGGTTCTAGGGGTAAAGGTCAGTACGCCATCACGCGAAATAAATAATCGTCCAAATTCGGCGGTTTGGTTTATTTGGGTTAAATACGCTAAAACGTTGGTGCCAGCGGGAACAGTAAAGGCGCTGTCGTGGCCTAGGTTTACGGTACCCGGGTCAATGTTGCGGGCCGCGCCGGTTGGGTAGTCCACCTCGGGTAGGTCTAATACGGTTTCTATACGTTCGCCTGATGTTTCTACCGCTACGTTTAATTCGTCCATATAAGTTTGGCTAAGCAAATAAAAGTTGTCAGCGCAATAGACAATAACTTGGTCTAAGCCGTCCAACGAAAAATTGTACTCATAGTTTACAATTCGGCCACGGTACAAGTATTCGGGGTTGTCGTTTTCGTCGTAGCGGATTAGTTCCACGGCGCGCAATGGTGCCAAACCCGGTAGGGCTTCGGGGGTGTTGTAGTACGGGCTGTTTTCGTCAAACGGGTTAAATACGCCGTCGGTGTCGTTTATGGTAAATGACATTGTGCCCGCGCTAAATTGGTCGCCTTGGTCACGGCGGCCCCGTCTAACGTTTATTTGTGTTGCGCTTGCCGTTATGTCTGCAAAATCGGTTGTAGGGCCTAGCGGAAAAGTGCCGCCTAATAAGCCTTTAATGTCGCTGTCTAGTTGAAAAGACCCGACGTCGTAACCGGTGTCTACGCGTAATGAATAGTTACCGGCCTGTGCTATTGCGCTGCCCGGCATTAGCGGAAACCTACTACGGGTATATCTAGCGGGCCGTTTTGACGGGCAAACGCTTTAAGGCCGTCGTTAGTTACGCGGCCAATTTCGGCGGCTGTAGCCAAACCGCCTTGCACGTTAACGGTGTAGTTGGTTGCGCCAGTATTTTTTGCTTTGGCTTGGTTAACGCTAGCAATGCTTGCCTTAGTTGGTGCCGGGGTAGCAATCGGTTGGCCCGCGGTTATCTTGTTAAATGATATGTCGGTTTGTGCTTGCTCTAACAAGTTTTCTAGGCGCTTAGTTGAAAGGTTAGGGTTTTTAAGTATCTTTTCGTACTTAGTTAAAACGCTTTCCAAGCCTGCTACTAGGGCTGTGCCTTGGTCTACGCCTGCTTGGTAAAAGCGTGAGGCGCTATCTAAGCCTAGTTTGTCGGCTACCTGTTGCACGGTAGAAACAAGGGCGTTAACGCCGTTAGGTCCTGTTATAGCGTCTTGGCCGCCTGCTACTAGTTCGGCAGCAATGGCGGCGCCTGCCTCTGCACCTGCGTTTAATACCTCGGTTAGGGCCTGTTGGCTAAGGCCACGTTGTAACAGTAGGTCTACGTTAGTTGCGTACTGTTTTACGCCCTCTATTTGGTCACGTAATCCAGCAAGAAAACCGCCGCCAGTTTCTACGCCTGCTTCTTTAGCGTCACTAAAACTAAATCCTGCTTTAATGCCGTCGGCAACGCTTTGCCCAAAATCTTTAAACGCGTCTTGTGCGTCTTCTAATTGGTCTTTTGCTTCGTCTAATGCGTCTGCCAATTTGTCATTGATGACGTCGTAAAGTTCATTTATTGACTTTGAGGCGCCGCCCGTTTCTTCTTTTTGTTCGCGCAATTTCTTGTTGAATTCACCGGCAGCGTCAGCAACGCGCATTGTTTGTTGGGCACTAAATCTTAAGTTTTCGTTATAGGCGCCTGTTTCTTTGTCGGCTTCAAATGCTTTTCGTAATGAGGTTAAGCCGTACCACGCTTGGCTAAGCGGGTTACTCATTTTTCTTAAAAAACCCGTAAAAGTGTTAATTTCGTTGCCACTATTTTTAACGGGGGTAGGTAGCTTGTTAAATGCTTGCGCTAAAAAATTGACGTTAGCGGTAGCCGTTTTAGATTGTTCAATAAACGCCGCACCAAATTTTGCCTGTAAGTCTTTAAACGTTGCCGACAATGTTCGGGTGCTGTTCGCGAGGCCGTCGCTTGTACGCATAAAGTCGCCTTGCGCGTCGCCTGTTTGTTTATAGATAGCGGATTGCGCGGCCAAAATCTTTTGCTGTGCTGTTAACGCGCCCTTACCGTCATAAATGCCAAGGGTCATTGCCTCTTGTTTTAGTGTTGCGTCATTAAGCAAAACACCGAAACGGCGCAAAGGTTCAGCTTCACCACGCAAAGCGGCGCCGATAGCTTGTACGGCTTCCTCGGGGGTGGTGTTATTAAACGACGCTAAGTCAGTAGCAAGGGTTGTAAAGTCGTTGCTAAATACCGCTAAATCTGTACCGGCTAAACCGGCAGCTTTACCAAACGTACCGAAAACACCGGCAGCCTCTAAAACTGATTGTTTAGATTGGCCAAGGTTTTTAGCGGCGCTGTTTGCAAACTTTTCAACCTCACGGGCACCACGGCCAAACACTACGTTTACTTTGCTGAGGCTTTCTTCCATGTTGGACGCCGCCGAAATGGCAGGCCCAAGCACACTTTTAACGGTACCTATGGCAAGACTAAAACCGCCAACAGCACCGGCAACAGTTTTTGCGCTAGTACCAAACGCTTTTAGTTGTTTGTCGGCAGCTTGTACCCCGGTATTAACAAACGAGGTAATAATAGGTATGTTAATTGCCACTATTTGTACCTCTGTTTTAGCTGTTGGTTAGTCTTTTTTTCTACGTCGTCTATAACGGATTGTACTTCTTTTTGTACGGCAGGCTTGTTTTTCTCTACGGCTTTATCTATGACGCGTGGTTGTTCACCACCGCCCGATACGTTGAGGTTTGCTACAAAACTTCCCTCTGTATGTCGTCCGGCATGGTCATAGATTGCGCCCGCTGCGTCGCGCTGTTGCACCGTCATAAGGCGATATGGTTTGGCGCCAAATGGTATTTGCTCTGTGTGTGTTGCTACGCCGTCGCTATAACGCGTAAAGTTTACGTACCGTTCCTTGGTTGCACGTGAACCAACTTTTACGTTAAAACCTTTATTTACCGTTGCGGTATTCCATCTAATCTCACGGCCTTTAATGAGGGTGCCGCGGTTCATACCCGATAACGGGGCACCTTTAACGCCTACCACGGTTGTAACCATGCTGCGGGCCTCGGTTACCATCACTTCACCGGCGCGCTTAATACGTTTAGTTACATCGCGCCTATACGTTGGGTCTATCTTGTTTAATAGCGCTAAGGTTCGGTCTATACCTTTTACCTCTAAAATTGGTTGCGCCATTGGTTTACCTTTTGTTTCGTTCCCCCAAAACTTTAGCCACGGTAGCTAGGTCTTGTGTGTCAAACGTAGCGCTATACCAATGCGGCGCCCACCCTGTTGCTATTAACAGCTCGGCTAGTTGCCGTCGGTAGGTACCGCTTGGGTAGGGTTTGGGGCCTCTTGCGCGGTTACCTCAATGTTGGTTACCTGTTTACAATATGTGTCAAACTCGGACGGCACAACAATTTTAGATTGCTTGCTTGCTTCCCACGCTAGGTAAAGCAAGTCCTCTACACCAATACCGTTTGCCATGTCTGCCGCTTTACGTTTAAAGCGTCGTTCCCATAACACAATGGTAAATAGGTTTGTGCTTACTAAATAGGTGCCCTCGTGGTTTGTTACTTCAAGGGTTAATTGCATTGTCTTGCCTCTTTCGTGTCGGGCCGATTGTTCGGCGCTAATTATGCTACGGAGTAAGTTCCACCGACAAAAGTAATATCAATTTGCGAAAGCTCACCCAAAGTCGCTGATACGACAGGCATTTCAAGCAATGCACAATTGGTTAGCGTAAACAATTCACCGTCAGCGTCAACGACAACCGTAATGTCATCGTTGCCAACTAGTGCGGCCAACGTTGCGTAGGTTTCACTTGCTGCATATGACATATAAAGCGAGAGGGTTACCTCGTGCGAACCGAGGCCCGCTTGAAACTGTCTTGAATTTTGACCAAAAGTGGTTTTTTCAAGAGTGTCAAAGCGGTGAAGAAAAGTGGCCGCGATGCATTGGTCCGTCAAAGAAATTGAATTGACGGCCACGCCCGGTGTTGCGAGATATGTTGAAGTACTCATTTTGGTTAGCTCTCTTTCGTTGCTTTCTTATTTTTAGCACCTTTTTTTGGTGCCGGGGTGGATACTGGCGCCGGGGTTTCCTCGGTTGTTTCAACTATAAAACCACCCCACAACAAGGCAGCAACGTTAATACCCGGCTTGGGTACAAACTCTGTGCCTACTTCACCTAGGCGGCGGCTTTTAATAATGTACATGGTTTCCTTTAGCTCGTTTGGGCTTGCATTTCTATAGTCAAATCATAGGCCGCTAATTCGCTGCCGCCGATTATTGCGATGGTTGGACGGCCGTCGGTTACCGCAACGTTTTTAGTTAGCACCTTGGCGGCCATGTTCATAAGGCTGCGTTGTGCGTCTAAGTTGCCCGGACCAAGCGTTATAAGCCTTACAGGAAAAGTCAGCCTTACGATGTTGTAGTTAATTGCCACAAATGAGGGGGCGTCAATAAACACACAAGGCGGCACAAGGTTACGCGGGTCGTTGACTACCTGTAGCCCTGTAATCGTTTTTAACGTGGCTGTCAGGTCGTCTAAAGCCTCGTTAAATAGGTCCGTGTAGGCAACAGGCATTTAAAATACCGCGGGCCTGTCAACGCCTAACAATTGTTTAATCATTGGGCTAAGGCCCATGCTGCCACCGGCGGCCAAACCATCAAAGCTAGAAAAATCGGTTACCGAACCGCGCTGACGGTAAAGGAAAGCCGCATATGCAATAGTGCCCAAAAGTACCGACGCGTTAGGAACCGTCGTCAAATTATCTTTGTATCCGGCTTCCTGTCGGCGTCGGTAGCAAAATTCGTTAGCGGCCTGTCGGCATTGCGTTATAAAGGTTTGGTCTGCCGTGGTAGCTGTGCCAATGCCTAGCCAGTCCTCTACTTGTGCGTCGGTTGTTACCCAAGTACAAGTGGGGGTTGTGGTAAGGGTGCCAACAGCGGGGCTAATAATTACGTTAGCTGCCGTCTTGGCGTACAGCACTTGGTTTTGTATTGGTTGTTCCGGTTCGTATTGGAAAAACCCGTACTCATCTACGCCAATAAAACGGTATTGCGGTAAAGCAACAACCGTATATGAACCGTTAAAGGTTGCGTCAACACCTGCGACGGTGAAAGACTGACCAACCTCTAACGGGTCAGCGTTAGTAAGTAGAACCAATACCGCGTAGTTGTCTACGAGATATTTTTGTGAGACCGAATAGACGGCCATAACTGGCCTACCTTTCGGGTGTTAAGCGTTTACCAATTTTACAAACTTGGTAGCGTCTGCCATAAACGCAGCAGCGTAGCCACGGAATGCAATCGTACGGCCAAGGGTGCTTGGTACATCAATTGAAATAGCGCCCTTTTGCTGTTCGTAGAATTCAAAACCGGCAGCAGGTCCGGCCGCATGGCCTACAACACCGCTAATCGTTCCGGTTGTGGTTCCGCCTGCCATGTTCTTGTCAACAACAAGTACGAGGCCCAATGGGTTGCCGTTCCACGATGTAGCAGACGACGTACCAAATGAGTTTTGGCCAATCAAGTTTGCTGCGCCGGTGAATGGAAATACAGGTTGGCCCGTTGTGGTTGTCAACATTCCAAGTTTCGCCCAAGTGACCGGGCTAACAAAATAATGCGTAGGCAAGTAGTTTGAAGTGTTACTAATTTGATATGCGGCACCGTAAATTGCGCTTAGCCATGCTTCAGGGTCGGTAATGTCTGACACGGTTTCGGTCTGTGTTACACCGCTTACCATTGTGTCTACCGCGTAGTTGTCCGTGGCCTGTCCGTAGGCGATTGATAATTGTTCCAAAACGATATTGAGCGAATTTGGGTCACTCCAGTCAAGGTCTTGTTCGGAGAGGGTCACATATGTACCGAAAGTTAGTTTGCTGATATCCGTGTTGCTAACAAAAACTGTTGACGGGTCAAGCGCTGTAAGTTGTCCGGTTGGCTGCTGTGTTACCACAGGGCGGGTAGTGATTTTTGGACGGCGGAAAGTTGCGCCAGCTGTTGGCATTGCTTTTACACCAATTGCCGAAACAAAAGGGCGAATAGCATTTAGCCCGTCATACACGCTGCCGGTAATAATTTCCGGCAAGATGCCCGGTGTACTCTCAGTATTAATATCAGGTGCAACGCCCGGTGCTGCTTGCACCATTGCGCTAGTAATGTTCGCGTTAAGTTGTGCAAAATCTGAACCGCCGCGAATAAATGAGGCCATGTATTCAGATGGTGAAGGCAAACGCATTTTACGCGCTTGTGCAAATAGTGGCTGTACTGAAGAGGCTTCTACTACCGCCGGTGCTTCTACTGGGTTTGACATTTCGGTTACTTCCTTTTCTTGGTCCTGTTCATTATTTAACTCTACTTCGTCGGGGTTTTGGTGGATACTTGCGGCCACCCTTTCCACTTTCGCGGCTTCAAACGCACCGTACGGCAATAAACTTAGCTCTTGCCAATCGGCGGCGGTAACAATCATTGTGCCTGCTTCGTCGTAACTAAACGCGGTAGGCAAAACACCAACGGAAACGCTATCTAAAACGCCGTCTTTTGCTAGCTGTAAAGCTTCGTCACCGGCGCGGGTTTCGCTTATGCGGGCTTCAAATAGCACCGTATCGCCTACAAGTTCGCGGGCCTCAACTATGCCTATGGGTTGCGTACTGTCATGGTAAAGATACATTTTAGGTTTCTTACCCTCTAGCGGTAAAGAGCCGGGCATAAAGCGTACGGCCTGCCCGTCGCTTACTACAGCGTCTACGCCGTATTGAATTGCGACGCCCGCGAGGGTGCGACGTGGCAGCGCGTCACCTTTCGCCGCGTCTAAATTTAAATCTTGGGGGGTTAATCTAAGCATTGCTTTGCCTCATTTCTTCGGGCGTTTCCTCTACGTAAACTTCCGTGTTGTATTCGTTCGCTAGGTAGCTTTCAATATCAAACATAACACCGGTACCACGTGGCAGCACGTTATCCGCGCTTAGTGTTTCTTGTATGCAATCTATGTAAGGTTTTACGCCAAACGTGTAAAGGTCTCGTGACGCTTCGCTACTTGACACGTACGAATAGTTACCAATAGATACCGAAACAAGATATGCGGGTACATTAGCAAGGCGCGCAATCTCTTTACTTTGATATTCGGCGGCGTCAATTAACAACATTTTGTCAGGCGTTGCGGTGTTAGGAATTACCTCTACAAATTCGTTCACCGCACACGTGGCCGAATTTAATCTTGCGTTATCGTAGGCGGCCGACATATCCGCCAATTCTTGGGCCGACATAGGCTCCCCGCCCACCTGCCGCAAAGTCGTGGCAGGCATGGTTGACAGCGCGTTGCGGTTACGGGCCTGTTCCAACTTAAGCGCGGTATTAATTGACGTCCAACCGGTATAAATCAAACCTTGTATAGGTGACATAAATTGGATTATGTCTTTATAGTCCATTGGTAAACCGTTAAACAAAATTTGTTTAGATGGTCCGAAACGTACCGCCGATTGTTGGTCTTGCAATGTAATCATGGCGGCAGGTAGCCGCGTAAAGTTCATTGGATAACCGTCGGCGCCTCTCTCTGTAACGTACCAATAGGCCGAACCATAAAATAATAAATCGTCAAATGTCCAACTTAGTAAAAAGTTATTTGAGACGCCTTTATCTATACGACGCAACCAACTACGAGGGGCCTCGGGAATTTTCTCTAGCTCTTCACCGTTCCACATTTCCTTATACATCACTAACGGCAAACAACCAATAACACTTGCCATAAGGTCGCGCGCACGTGAAAGCGTAGGAACCTGCATAAAACGCGCGCGTTGGTCACCCTCTACATATGCGTAAAAGTTGTTAATTTGTGTAGCGCCTGCGTTGCCACCCGCGGCGGCTTTAACGGTTTTAACCGGTTCAGGTTTGCTAGTGAAAATGCCCATGGGTTTATTGTGTCACAATCTCAAGGTTTTGGGTGGCACTAGTCGGCGCCGACAATCCCCGACGGA